GGGCTTGCTTTTACTGCCCCGGGGCCTACCCACGGCGACCTCGCTGTGCTTTAGCCTTATCCCTCAAATACGCCATCATCGTGTTGAGCATAGTTTCACTCTCCTCAATGAGTTGCGTAGGGGCTATCCCCGTTTCGCAGGCTAGGTACGCTACGAGGTAGGTGAGGGTGTCATCTCCAAAGGGCTTTCACCTTCCATCGGGCCACCCATGGAAACATCTTCCACGGTGCCAATCCAGTCCGGGTCAAACTTCTGCGTAGTCTTGCCAGCGCGTGAAAGGGCAGACCACGCGAGCCAAGCGAGGTCGGTGAGCCGAATCTCTTGCTCAAACCGGGCCACGCTGCGCGACCATGTTCTCTCGAACCCTACGAAGTCAGCGAACTTCGCTTCGACCTCTTCGGTGGTTCCGTCTTGGTATTCGACTACGAGTGCGACCTTCATGGCCTACTCCCTTCCCTTGTCGTTAGTTGTGTTATGAGGTGGCCTTCGTGAGAACGCCACCCGTGAAAGAAAGGCTTGTCATAGAGAGTTCTCCAACGGTTGCGGCGACTGGTGTGTGGGCCGCGAGATACGCACCCGTGATGGTGTATTCCGGGTTTGTCGCAGCGGTCGCGCTGCTGGTCGCTTTGACCTTCACCGTCGTTGCGGTGCCCACCAGCGGGAAGACGGTTGCTTCAACCTTGCTCGCTGCGAAATCCTGCATGAACTCCAACTCGAGGGAAACATTCTGGAGGCCGCCGACGAACTTGTGGCCCGTATCGCCGAACCCAGTCGTCTCGACAGAGTCGAACTCGTAGTTGAGTGTGACGCTGTTCGCGAACTCGCTCAACACGACGCTATTGACTGTGATGACTGCGTCGGTAAGAACAATCTTTGCCATGGTTACTTCGCATCCTTCGGGGTGTCGGTGGGTTCTGTCTTCGCTGCCTTCGGGTGTACCTCTGCGAGATGTCCTCCGGCGAGGAGTGCATCAACATTGTACCCATCAAGGGCTTCGCTGTCTACGGTAGTTCCTTGTTTGCCGAGAGCAAAGTTGTCGCTGATAACTCTGTATGTTGCCACCGGGGCTCCTTATCCGTAGACGGTTACTTGGAAGTCTATTGTCAGAAAGTCTGCATCGGCGGCTTCGAGGCTGCTAATACTGGCTGACGACTGCACGACGAGAGTATCACAAACACCGCCGAGTGTTTTGTCTGCCTCAATCGCGGCGCGAATACTTCTTTCGCCGGAATACGATGCGTATTCGTCTAGTAAGTCGTTGGCTTTTCGGTCTACCCAACGGCCTACAACCACCGATACAGTCCATTCCATCTCCTGCATGCCGCCCTGAAATGCCCCGTGGTACGAGATGGTGTTTAGGGTTACGTACGCGAATGGGGGATTTAGTTGTTCAGGCTGATACTCGAAAGCGCGGAGCCCGGAGATAGTCGCTAGGCGGGCCTTGAGCCCTGCCCCCACCGCGCTAATGGTTGCAGGCACTAGATGGCCCCTATCACCCTGTAGTGGTTGAGGAGGTCACGCACATCGGGGTCTACAGACCTGACGCTGATCGCCATGTCGGCGAACCCGACTACGCCGAGGGCAGCGTTTAGGCGGGCGAACTGGCGCATGGAGAGAAGAATGCAGGCCTCGCGGACATCGTCGGGGATGGCGGGCCATCCGAAGGTTGCCGTTATTTCAATCGTTGGTGGGGCTGGAACGAAGAACAGGGGGAATGTTGCGCCGCCCCGCATGATGGCGCGACGGAATGGGCGGCTCTGAACCGCCGCATCCTGCGGGTCAAGAAAGTAATCTGTGTTCAGGGTGTAAGTGGTGGCGTAGGTGCCATTCCCGGCTGTGTCGCCCTTGAGTACGAGGCCCGCTGTGGTGGCTACCTCGTCGGGGAAATAGAGGAGGTATTCGTTGCGCGGGCTCGTAGTAATGGTCTTAGCGGTCTGATAGAAGAACCTGCCGCAGTAGCCGTCAATACGGCGTGACGCGCCCTCCACGGCGTTCTCCAACAGTCCGTCATCCACATTATCGGTGAGACGGAGAGCCGATTTGACTTCGGCGAGGGTGCAGTACCCGTTAGTGATGGGCATGGGCTACGTCTACTTGCGAACCGGGCGGGGTTTAGCGGTAGCGGTTTCGGGCGCGGCAGGGGCAGCAGCGGTCTCTACCTCGATTTCGGCCTTTCCTCGCTTGTGTCCGAGGGCTGCAAGTTCTGCATCAACGGCAGCAACCCTGTCCTTTAGGCCCCGGCGCACATAACCTTCGCGTTCCCGAATCAGTGCTTCGATGTTAGTCATGTTGTCTCCTAACGGCAGAACGGGGGTGCGGCAGCACTAAGACTACCAGCACCCCCGCGTCCGTGCGAGTTGTTGCGATGAATCAGAAGGTCGGTGTGACCAGACCCGTGCCGTTGATTTGGGCCCAAGCATTTGGATAGCGGTTCGCCGTGAATGCAGAGTACCCGTAGACAATCATGGTGACATCGAGTTCGGCACCCTTCGGCTGCTCGAAACGGAGCAGCATCGGGTCTCCGTCGCCCTGCTCCCACAGGTGAAGTTCCTGCATATTGCCGACATAGATAGTGTCCTGATTTGTTCCTGCGCCCTTGTCGGTCGCGACATTCGCATCGGTAATGACAGGCAGACCAGCAATCGAGTAGCCGCTGTTTCCGTACACGACCGCGCCGGAACCCGTTGCGAACACATTGTTCGGCCCGTTCGGGGTCGGCACCGCAAGCGGACGCTTCACGTCATCGACCGCCGCGAGGATGAACGCGAGACGGCGGGGGTGCATAATGATTGCGTTCGGGCCCCCGAAGAAGGTTGTCTGAACCTTCTGTATCGCGTCCAGAATCTTCGGGTACAGTTCGCTGACCGTGGGTGTTCCATCGGTGTAGGTCACGGCCTGCCCTGCTGAGGCAAAGAGTTCCGCGACGACTGCTGCGTCGAGGGTGGTGTGGTACGCCGAGACGAGGTCTGCCATAACGAGCGAGTCAATGTTTGTGCCACGCTCAATCGCCTGACGCGAAACATTCTGCTGACCTGCGTAGGTCTTAACAGAGATGTCCAACTTGGTGTCATCCATGTTGGTTTCCTGCACGGCGGCACCCTCACTCTGCTCGGCAACGCCCGAGCCCGTAGTGACCTTTGAGATGGAAAGGGTCAGACCCTCAGGCGGGAGGTTGTGCTTGCGGGCCGCGTCAGCGACCGGGCGACCAGCGCGGGCGAACGGGGCAGCGAGGTCGGTAAGGAACTGCGGAACCAAGAGGCCCGAGAAGTTCGCGCTCGTAACATCACGACGCTCAATCCGCTCTTCGTTCATGTGGCGGGCGAGACGCTCCTGCGCTGCGAAGTCGTTGTTGAACTGTGCCGCGAATGCGTCAGCGATGAAGGAGTTACCCGAACGCTCGCTGTAGGTGCGGGCCTCGGTCTTTACCCGGGCCGGGGCGACGACATCGTCGGCCTTCTTCTCCTTGCGGAGTTCGGCGGCTTCTGCTGCGCGACGCTCAAGTTCGCTGTGCTTGACTACCTGCTCGTCGAGTGAACGGACTTCCTCAAGGGCAGCGGCGATCTCGCCGTCTTCTTGCTCGGTGAGGTCACGGCCCTCGCCCTGTGCTGCTGCGACGATGGCCTCTGCCTTGGCGAGGGTCGCGTCACGCTTTTCAATGAGGTTCTTCGAGTACGACATGGTGGTTATTCTCCGTTCGGGGAAAGATGTTTAGGGTTTCCGCGAGTGAGACTTCCAGTACCAGTCGTTACTGGTGGCTGTGTCTCGGCTTGCCGAGTCGCGCCAATCTTACCTGATTCTTACGCAGGAGGATGGGTGCGCTCTGCGGGATGGTAACAGATTCCTGCGCTGCCCGCAACTGCACCATGGTTGCCTCGTAGGCGGGGTAGGTCACGACGCTAACATCGTAGAGTTGCACTTCGCGCAGTTCGCGCACCATGCCGCCCTCATCCCAAGAGTCCTTTATTGTTCGGAATGCGAATGACATTTGTGTCATGTCGCCCCGGCGCATAGCGGAGATCACAGTTGCGGCGAGAGGGTTCTTCTCATCGAGTTCTGTCTCCATGGCGAGGCCGACCTCGTCTTCCCAAAGTTTAAGGGTGCCAGACTTGGTGCGAGCCAGCGGAATACCGCTGTGGTCTACAAGCAGACGCACATCTGCCCCGTCCTTCAGGGTCTTGGCGAAG